TTCTATGAAGTAACGGGGGGGATCGCGCCGGGATCGGCGACGAGCATTGCTAACCCCGGGGCCGCTATTTTTGATAATGTTGAAATTGAAATCGGCGGCCAAAGAATTGACCGTCAAACAGGGCAGTGGATGCATGTTTGGACATCTCTCACTCAGAAAAACGATGCTCGTATTTGCGCGGACACGACCGGGGTCTCTGGAACACTATTCCAAGAATTATCCGGTATGGCTGGTTGCAAAACAAAGAGCGCCAGTGCGGGGGGTTCCAATCAGATCAATCTAGACACCCCCCTTATGATTCCGCTTCAATTTTGGTTCTGCAGAAACCCGGGTCTTGCTCTACCTCTCATAGCATTACAGTATCACGAAGTTAAGGTTGTTACTAGTTTCTCTGATGTTTTTCCAAACGCCGCCACCACCACCTCAGCCGTGACCCCAGTGTCTACAAAATTATGGGCGGACTATATCTACCTTGACACAGATGAACGTAGAAGGTTCGCCCAGGTTTCACACGAATACCTTATTGAACAGGTTCAGTTTCAGGCAGGTTCCAATGCGTCTATAAGCACTGAGCTAAACTTCAATCACCCTGTTAAGGAACTTATTTGGACTGCGGGATTCACGAAGGGAGTACCAGGCGCCCTAGTAGGGGGCTCATACCACCTTAAATTAAATGGTCATGACCGTATGGCTTCACGTGGTCTCACATACTTCACCAAACAGCAGGTATGGATGCATCACACCGGTCCAGGCGGTATAAGTACCGCCGCCACCGCTGGTACACCTGGGTCAGGTGCTGATACGATTGCTGTTTATTCTTTCGCACTTAAGCCTGAAGAACATCAACCATCCGGAACTTGTAACTTCTCTCGCATTGATAATGCTCAGTTATATTCTACTAGTGGCGAATCTCGTGATGTTTTTGCTGTCAACTATAATGTCCTCCGCATCATGTCTGGTATGGGTGGTCTCGCATACTCTAACTAAATTTCTTAAGTTAGTTAATTTTATTTTTTAAAGTATTTCGTATAATCATTTAAAAAAATAAATGAAATTTTTTTCTATGTATAAAATATAAAACATGGGAGGAGGATTAATGCAACTTGTCGCGTATGGCGCCCAGGATATCTACCTTACAGGCAACCCTCAAATCACTTTCTTCAAGGTTGTCTACCGCAGACACACCAACTTCTCAATGGAATCCATTGAACAGACAATTAACGGCCGTGTCGCTGCCGGAAGCCGTGTAACTTCCACTATCTCTCGCAATGGTGACCTTGTCTACAGACTTTTCTTTGAACTCACTGGAACTCTATCTACAGCTGGTTCAGTTGAGGACGAAGAACTTGCTAATCCAGGTGCAGCAGCATTTGATAATGTTGAAATTGAAATTGGTGGTCAGAGAATTGATCGTCAGAGTGGTCAATGGATGCATGTATGGTCTTCTTTAACTCAAGAAAACTCAGCAAGAATTACTGCGAGAAAGGATGGGAAATATGGAACACTATTCCAAGAATTAACTGGTATGGCAGGATGTCAGGGTGTCATATCGAAGGAAGTGACGGACAACACCGACCCAGATAACCCCGTGACATCCATCGACGCAGGTGAAATTGCAATTCCAGCTGGTGGCTTTAGAGTTCCTCTTCAATTCTGGTTCTGTAGAAACCCTGGTCTTGCTCTACCTCTCATCGCATTACAGTATCATGAAGTTAAGGTTGTCACTACCTTTTCCAATGTATTTAAAACTACCCCAACAGCTGCTCTATGGGCTGACTACATCTACCTTGACACCGATGAACGTAGAAGGTTCGCACAGGTTTCTCACGAATACCTAATTGAACAGGTTCAATATCAGGCAGGGTCAACGTTATCTGTAACCACCGAGCTAAATTTCAATCATCCTGTCAAGGAACTCATATGGACTATGGGATGGAACAATGGTCAACAAGCAGACTTAAATGGTAAGTATCAGCTTAAATTAAATGGCCATGATCGGATGGCTATGCGTGATACTAAATACTTCACTCAGCAGCAAGTATGGATGCATCACACCGGTCCAGGAGGCATAGATACCACTGATGAAAGTACGCTGAATATTTATGGCGACGGAACAACTGTCCCAGCGATGGGTAATGGAACCAATGCTATTGCTGTATACTCTTTTGCTCTCAAGCCAGAAGAACACCAGCCATCAGGAACATGTAACTTTTCACGTATTGATAATGCTCAACTATACTCTGATATACAAGAGAAACGAGATGTATTTGCTGTCAACTACAATGTCCTCCGTATTATGTCAGGTATGGGTGGTCTCGCATACTCTAATTAAATTATAAATAGAGTGAATAAAAATAAATTATAAAAATTAATATATTTATTTTAACATATTTTTTGATATAAAATTTTTAATTCTAAGAATTTTGAATGGTCCTTCATTATCTATAATTTTCTTTTCGGATGGTTGTAAAAGACTATAGATATAATTAAAATCTTCATCTTTTAATTCCATTTTACCCTTTTTAATAGCATATAAATATGACCAGTCTTTTTTAACATCACTTGTATCCAATTTCTTCTCTTCAGCTTCAAGCTTAGCCTGCTCTTCAGCTTCACGCTTAGCCTGTTCTTCGGCTTCCTTTTTAGCCTGCTCTTCGGCTTCAAGCTTAGCCTGCTCTTCAGCTACCTTAGCCTGCTCTTCAGCTTCACTCTTAGCCTGTTCTTCAGCTTCCTTCGCCGCCTGTTCTTCAGCTTCCTTCGCCGCCTGTTCTTCAGCTTCACGCTTAGCCTGTTCTTCAGCTTCCTTCGCAGCCTGTTCTTCAGCTTCCTTCGCAGCCTGTTCTTCAGCTTCCTTCGCCGCCTGTTCTTCAGCTTCACGCTTAGCCTGTTCTTCAGCTTCACGCTTAGCCTGCTCTTCGGCTTCACGCTGAGCAGATCCATCATCTACATTTTCTTCAACAATATCTTCTACATTGCTTTGTTCTTGAAGGATTTGGGTTAAGTCAAGGGTTTTTTCTTCGCTATTCATTTATATTTATACAAATATATTTTTATTTTATTTAAAACTTTCTTTTGTAAATATATAAATATATAAATGAGTAAAGGGTTTACAAACCTCGGTAATACATGTTATATGAATTCTGCTCTTCAATGCTTAACACATTTACCACAATTAAGTTTAGATTGTGAAGATTTTATTAAAGATATCAAAAAAAGAAGCGAAAGTTCAGATGTTAGGGTTATGAAACAATTACTTAATCTTCAACATTCAATATGGGAAGAAAAAAATAATCCTGTTTCAACAAGAGGTGTCTTAGAAAGTTTTATTGTCGCGTGTAAAGAAAAAAATGTTTATTTCGAATCTTTTCAACAAAATGATACAAATGATTTTTTAAATACATACATGGATTTTTTACATGAATCAATCAAAAGAAAAGTAAATATAACTATTACAGGAACACCTAAAAATAATTATGATAAACTAAAACTAAAAAGTATAGACACGTGGAAAAATTTTTTTGAAAATAGTTATTCTTATATAATAGTTAAATTTTATTCACAGTTATTATCAATAACATCGTGTCCTGAATGCGATTACTATACATCAAATCACGACCCTATTATGACAATTACATTAACTTTAAAAGAAAATTACAAAACATTATATGATTGTCTTAATGAATTTACAGATAAAGAAACACTAGATATAGATAATAAATGGACATGTGATAAATGTAAATGTCAAGTCCAACCTAAAAAAGAAGTTAAATTTTGGAATTTATCTGATGTTTTAATTTTTTCTATTAAAACATTCAGATTAAACAAAAAAATAGAACAACATATTGATTTCCCAGAAGAGTTAGATATGAGAGAATATTGTATTAATAATAAAGGAAATTTAAAATATAAGCTTTCTGGAATTTGTATTCATGGTGGTAGCTTACATGGTGGTCATTACTACGCTATGTGTAAGGACTATAAGGAGAATAAATGGAGAGTTCATAACGATACACATATTCAAGATACTACTATAGAAGAAGTATTGAAGCAATCGCCATATTGTTTATTTTACATTAAATATGATTAAAGTTTTACCCATCTCTTTCCTTTTGAAAATTTCTTGTTTTCCCATAATTCGCCATTTTTACCTTTCATCACAACATTGAGCGGTGTACAACGAGCACAATAACCTAATCCTTTTGGACTTGGTTCTTTTCCAGTATAATATGCTTTTACACCAGTTTTACATGTTAAACATTCATATTTACCACCGACCCTTTTTACTTTACGGTTTGTTAAATTTCTAATTTTAAGTTCATTTGATCTTTTCCTTTCTACCCTACGTTCGGTTCTACGAGCGGTCCTACGGGTGTTCCTACGGGCGGTCCTACGAGCGGTCCTACGTGCTGTTCTACGTGCTGTTCTACGTGTAATTTTAGCTTTTCTCCGTTGAGCGACCGTTTTTCTTAAAGATCTTCTTTTGGTTTTCTTTTTTGATTTTTTTTCATCTTCTCTTAAAAACTGAGAGAATGATTTAGCTCCTGCTAATTGAAAAAAAGAAGAAAATATACTAGACATTATAATATATACTACATTATAATTTCTTCTTGTGGTAATAAATCTTCTTCTTCATATATTTCTTCTTCATAAAACGATGTAATATGATTTATAAATATTAAAATATCATCTGCTTTTATATTTTGTTTTTTAAGTAAGTGTGATCCAAATGTATCTTCTATCTTAAAATATAAATCAATTATATCACTTGTAAATGTCATATCTATTATTTCAGAACTCTCCCTTTCAAACAAATACTTATTAAATATAAATATGTAAAAATAATTTAAAATTTCAGTTTTTTGAAAATGTATATATAATCTATCTTTATTCTTTAATAACCAAGTATAAAAAATAGAAAATATATCTTGAATATATTCTCTATTTGTGAAATCATCATATTTTGATAATTTAGAATCTAACCATATATTTATACCACTCATTTAAAATTTTATAAATATAAAAAAAATATCTTTCTAACCAGACATTAATATATCGATTATCATTTTTTTCAATACTTCATAATTTATTGAAGTATCAATATATATTGTATTTTCAGGTAATATTATATTACAATTTTCTGATATATGTTCCATATTTTTTATATGGTCTTTATAATTATCAGGATATATCTCTTTTATTCTCTTAATTCTTATATCTTTTGGGGTTGTTAAAGATATGAACTTCCATCCATCAAGATAATCTACTTCATTTTGAAAACGTAAGTCATCTATAATACATTTTTCATTTTCAATTTGATTAATTACATATTTTGCCCACACATCGGGATCTATTTCCCTCATTTTACTGGCTACATTTATAAGGAGACTTCTATCTTTTCCTTCCATTTTAAATAAATCTCTAGCAATTTCTTTTACTTTACCTCCAAAAGAATATGTTTTGTATTCATTATCATATTCTTTAATTATTTCTGAAATAGTTGTTTTTCCTGAACACATCGGACCATGGATAGCTATTTTCATAATTATTATAATAAAGTAAACTACTTTTAAATATCTAAGATGATGCAACATCTACTTCTCCATCTACTTTTTCAGGGGTTTCTACATTTTGTAAATCCTTAGGATTTCCAAACCAATTCTCTCCATCCGTTGCTACATTTATCATATGAATACCAAGTATGCTACCACCAATAACCACAATCCATTTAAATATAGCAATTGCTATATTTAAACCCGATGTTCCTTGTAAAGTTGAACATCCAAATCCAGCAATGAAAAAGCTAGATATTAAGAATATAAACATTGTTGTAATTTGTCCAAAGTAAATTGCCCTTAACATTTTATCTTTTATGTTCTGTTTTTTATTTCTTAAGAATTGATATGAATTACTTATAACATTTATCAAAATAATTATAATACCGGTGTAAAGAGATAGTGTTCCAAAGTTTGTAGATGTTATTTTTTCACCTATTCCACCACCTTGTATACCACTAACATTAAATTTTCTTCTTATATATGCTCCCGCAAATAAGAATGATGCTATACATATTACGATGTAAAGCATGAAATCTTTAAATTCTTCTTTCTTTTCTTCATCTGTTGTTCCAGCATAATCAACCTTACGTGTCCATTCCCTTACACCAACCATAAATATATATATAAGACCAGTATATAACCACATTAATCTTTTTGAATTTAAAAATGAATCAGATATATTTTGGCAGAAAAAAGTTTCATTTAAATCACCGTATGTATTATTTAATATAATAGTTATAACTGAAAGAACAATAATAAGAACAAAGTATTGTATAACTATACGTGAATTTTTGATATTTTCCCATATACTTAGTTCTTCACTATTAGACATTATATTTAATATAAATATAAAAAAAAAATATATATCATTTTATAATGAAGTTAACCAATATAAGGTTTGATAATAATTTCATTATTTTTGATAAGGGGAGGTTTTACTTATCAGAAATAAACATGGAGTTATATGAAAAATATCTAAAAGAAAAAAACTTTAAATTAGATGAACACCAAGGGAAAGATATAACTAAAAGATTAAAGGCATTGATGAAAGAATATGATATTTATTCCAATGTTAATTTTTATGGTTTTAATGTTAAAACTGGTGGTGGATGAGGACAAGCGTCTCAACATCAAACTGGTGGTGGATGAGGACAAGCGTCTCAACATCAAACTGGTGGTGGATGAGGACAAGCGTCTCAACATCAAACTGGT